TACACTCTTTCCCTACACGACGCTCTTCCGATCTGTTTCCAAAATCTCATTTAACATTGAAATATTTTAGACCGGGGGGGCTTACAACTCTTGCAACAATTTGATTAACGCTTCTTTCTTACATTTAATTTGTTCCTTTTCCGACATTAAGTTAAACATCGAAATAAATACTTGCTCGATTTTTTCACCCTGTTCTTCGTCCTCTTGTTTAATTAATTCCAAGTAAACATTAAACATTCCGTTAACTAATTCTTCCAAATCGTCACCACCATTCATCATCAAATTTTTTCTTGCGTTCTGCACCGCGATAGTTCATCCGACCGTGGCGCTTGTTGTGGCAGTCTTTACAAAGTGTTCGAAGATTATCCATATCAGTTGCGAGTTCAGGATAATGTTCTAACTCTTTAATGTGATCGACCTCTAAGATAGTATCGTTAATACTAACTACCTTGCCTTCGTCCTTGCACCACTGACATTCATAGTGATCTCGCTCTAATACCTTTTGCCTTAGCTTACGCCATGTTGATGATCCGTAGAAGTTCGCACGATCCTGCCTTGTCGATACTTCAATCATCTATTTCATCTTTCAATAAGTTAAAGCTTCCGCGCTCTCCTTCTTCATCGATGTATACTTCTATCCTCTTGGCGTCTATATCAGTACCTTCGACATACTCAAGAATAGCCGTTAACTTAGTTGGTTTATCCGCTTCGCATGTATGCCAGTGCATATACACATCGACTAGCCCGTTAGGCAATTCGTCTACACGCTCACCGCGGTACCAAACCTCTGGTACTGAATCAGTATCTTTTAGTTTGATTTCTAGTAGGTTAGGTTTGGTATTCTTAGTTACCGTCTCGTATAACGTTTGCCCATCATGTGTTATCTTCATGTAACAATCATTAGCTTCTACCTCTTTGATTGATGTCACAAAATGAGTACCTATTTTTTTGCCAGTCAAAAGATCTTCTCTTTCAGAACGAACCATGAATTTCTCATCGTGGTCATCAAGATAGAAAAAGGTTACCTCTTCGATACAACCTTCTATATCTTTATGAGGCGTTTTGATAAGCACCTTCGGATAATTAAAGTCTTGTCTAACAACAAAAGGATTTTCTTTTTTATTCCAAAACATTACTCTTCCTCCTTAATCCACTTGAAGAATCTGAACCACGCAAGTGTTTGCTCCTTGTTATCATATTCAGGACTGCTACGACTCTCTGACCGAAGTACATGAATAGCTACATCATCTACAGTGTAGCTGTCAGGTAGCTTTGTCTTAGCGTGATTAAAGCACTGCTGCAAGTATTCAAAGTATGTCATCTCAACCACCTCTTCATGTTCTCTTGAATGTGTTTGTCATTAAACCAGCCGATACCAACGAGAACCAACTTGTACTGATCAATTTCATTAGGTGTCGCTTCGTCCGTCAGCTCAACAATGGTATAGCGTTTAGCTATCTGCGCTGACATTGCACGCTGAGGATAGTTGCCAGCTAATGAAATGTACCAGTGGTTTCTCAATTGGATCAGTCCTTTCTTCGATGTATCTTTCTTCCATATCGCCTAATGACTTCATTGTTTTCTTTACGCTTATATGTATTTCTTTTTATTGGCTTTCGAATTGTTAGGTAAGGTTCTAAATCTGAACCGGCATAAATACAAGTTTCTTCATATCGTTGTTCGAGATATTGTGGACGATACATTTTAGTTCCCTCCTTATATTGTCCTGTAAGCGTTACAATGATATAATCCCTTTAGGGTGAATCCTTTAAAAGTTTGTTTTTCACTTGGCCATCGTGTAAACGGTGGTCTATTTTTGTATGCAAAATAAAAACAGCCTCACGAGGAGACTGCTAAACTAAGCCTTCATTCTTTAACTGCTCATATAACTTTGTTGCTCTGTTGATTCCAATTCGCATTCTGTGTTGTAAATGAACTGGCTTTAATTTTTGTTCAACCCCGTTAAAGTCAATTGCTATCTTTCTAGCTTCACTAATTAATTCATCGTCCATAATTATTTTTCCTCCAATAATCGGCCATCGAAAATGTAGGTTTTCGGCCAAAATAAAAAGACCGCCTAAGTGATCTCGATTATGTATATTTCTTTAATTGTTCTTCTACATTTTTTCTGAAATTTTCATTCTTAGTTTTGAACTCTTTGTTTTTCTTTTCGAATTCAATTCTCTTTTCTAAGTTGTTTTTCCCAAAAGTTCTGTAGTCATTTCTTAATTCATTCCATTGTTTTAACATCATATCCAAAACCTCTTTCAAGTAATTTTGATTATGTACTTTAGATAGACAGGGTTACCGATTCTATCCAAGCCATCGTGGAATTAGTTTAATTACTAACTCCGACCATCTAACCAAATATGTATTAAGCAACCTACTCCATTATGGAACCCACTGTTTATCCATGCCTGGCAGATAGGAATGCTCGGTTGCTTCGTTAGGACTATGACAAGATAGCCAATGTTGAACACTGGATCAGAATACCGCCCCTGACCTTGGCAAACTCATTTAACTATGATTGCATCGATGTATCTGCTCATAGACCGCTACAAAGCCTGCGTAAGGCAACTTACCGTGTTCCTAGCAAGTCCAACTTAATGTTACTCCCCTAACCTACAACTGAGAGCGTCTCACGTCTGAGATAGTATTCTATGCCTTTTAACTGATTCCCAGCACGCTGGTTAATTCAGCCAATCAACCGGCATCCGATAAGATTGATTGTTTCCGTAGGTTCTCTAAGTCACTGGAGTGGCACTGCCCCACTCACGAAACTGTCTTTGCTTTTGGTAAAAAGGATTCGTAGACGACCACCGACTACTTCAATTACCCTTTGCGTCTTCTACTTCCGCCACAGTGACATAATATAAAGACGGCACGTGAACTTTAAAGAAAACGAAGTCTTTCAACTCCATTCTTATTTATTTTGTGCCGCCAGTGAGCTTCTAACTGCACCTAAAAGCTCGTTATATACATTGTGCAGATGTTGCCTTCTCTGTTTCCGCAGAGTGGCAGTGTAGTCAAAAAGCGAATAACCCACCAAGCTAGACGTTTATATGTTAAGAGGTATAAGGAGAAACTTCATGCCAATAAAGTTAGGTTGAGTCGTCTGCTTGGTGAATTATCTACTCTATCATTTTAACCCCTATTGACATGAGACAACTACACGCTTTTGTCTCAAACTAATTTATTTCACCTATTTTTCTAGCAAAAGCAAATAATACCTTTTGTCTAATGCGATATATTGTTGGCTTACTATACCCATGTTTTTTACCAAACGAAGCCCAATCCATCCAACTATCCGCACCCCAATACTTCAATTCCATAAGCTTGCGGATATCACAGTCCTGTTCTTCTAACGTTTCCTTGATGCACTTCTTCCACAGTTGACGATTAATGATGTAAGGATCAGATAATTCTTTGATGACTTGTGATTCAACAGGATTACTTCTGATGTTACCTTTGCCGCCGCCGATGTTTTCATCAGCTTCTTTCATCTTGAGTTCTTCCTTACGGATAGCAATTTCCTTGTTGTAATTCGGATAATTTGCAAACTTTCTGTCTAGTTCATTGATTAGATAATCGTTTCTACTCAATCATTCTTCCCCCGTTGTTCAATTAATTATTTCCCAAAATATAGCCACCATTTAGCTACTGAAACGTCAATCTTTTTCTCTTTAAGTTTTTTGATTTGAGCATTATTTTTGTTGTATACGCTGATTTGCTCTTTGACTAAAGAATCTGATTTTAATTCTGGATACAACGACACAAGCGTCATAGTGTCTTTTGACCTAGCGGTTTCAAATGTATTATCTTCATGCTCCATGTATTGTTTAACTAGTGCGTCGACTTGTTCTTCTATATTCCTGTTTTCCGTTTGATACATCGATATTTTTTGATTGATGACTTTACCAGAAGCCACTTCGTCCATGTTAGCTACTACAGTTATTCCGAATATTATTGCGGATCCTAATCCCAAGATTAATAAAATATAGCCCAACAGATCGTAATCCCACTCATTCATCAACAATATTCCAACAACCGTAATTGCAATATAAATAATTAACAACAATGTTGCCATTCAAATCCCTCCTTTATTGGCGACGATCCCGGATCTAGTCAATCCCATCATGTTTATTTCTCAAGTAAATGCTATACCATAAATTATCAACGCCTTTGTCAATATTCCGCAAAGAGCCACCGATACTATAAACGGCATAGAGCGCGATAAATGATGCTGCGCTAGGTAACTCATCTATGAATATAAACACAAAAGCCGTTATTAACAGAACAATTGGAAAAGCCACGTTAAAAAATTCACTGATTTTATTTTTCATTTTTGTCCTCCAACAACTCTGGATTTTCGTAGATGTTACCTATGATTTCAATCGGTAAATCAATGCTATATAATAATTCAAATTCAGTATCTAGATTTTTATAATCAAGATAAAAACCGCCTTCTGTGAATCTGATTACTGACATATCGTCGCCCAATACGTCTCCAATAATCTTCACAATATCCCCCTCAAAAATCTCCACGCCGTTCTTGTCTTTCAGCCCTGTTGATTGCATGAGTTCGAAATTATCAAATATTGTATCTACTGTTTCTTGACTTGGAAAACTAACATGCCCCAACTTGTATTGTTCATTGTTTCTATCAAACCATATTGATGTTACATCATGCATCGTATCTGCTTCTTTATCCCACGCTCTAAATTTCGGTATCATATAATTCACTTCCATTTACTATTTTTTGTTGTATAATATGTTTGAGCTAGATCACAATAGTTACTCTATAACCATTATGAATACCCCCTAGCTCACTGACCGCTGTCACCTCATATGACGCGGTCTTTTTTATGGTATAATTCAGACGAGCTAGATTCTTCCTTTTTAATTTCATTAAACTGAAAGCATATTTCAACTAGCTCAGAGACCGCTGCCACCCAATGTTCAGCGGTCTTTTTCTATGCAATCGCTTCGGTTACCGGATCTTTAGTGATACAGCATATTTTGGCTGACTATGTTAATTTCAATTATCCTGAACAAGTTTCCTTCACTAGATAAATGATCTACGTAAAACGCACTTGCTTCTTTTCCCGTAGTAAAAGTTTCAGGAAATAGTTTCCATGGCTTGCCTACTCCTGCGCATGTCATGATTCCGTAGCAGTCTACATTCATTCCGCCACCTCTTTCATTCCCCATTCCGCGAAGGCTTGCAGGACTTGGAGAAACTCTATTTGTGTTAAACGATCTGAAATAATATCGGACTCCACATCATCCTCAAAGTACCAATAAATTGCAGATTCAAAAGAGCATCGTTCTTCCTTTTCCTCCTTCAACCAATCCAACACGACCTGCTGGTTTTCGTTGAGTTCGGGGTTTATCTTTTCCATTATCGAATCAGTTAAATCAGCAACATCACTATCAGTCCATTCCTCGAAGTCATCTAATGTTACTGTTCCAACTGAAAATGAACTTTTTTCCCTAGTTAAGAAATATGCATAAGTATCCTCAATATCAATATGTTCATTTATTGCTGAGTGTATTTTGTCTCTAGTATTCATTCCGCCACCTACACTTTCTCGACTGTGCCGCCGAGATTTTTAGCCACCGAAGAAGCTGTTCCCTCATTTTTATATTTGATAATCGACTCATCTTCACCAAGCACCGTGTTCATCACAAATTGAGCAGTGGTATCTTCCCAACCACAAAAATATAAATTACCAACTTTAACCACCCACTTCGGCTCTTCCTCGACCTCGTAGCCATCTATCCATGCCTTCATAAATTTTTCTGGATGTTTAACAAGCCAGTCAATCGCCTCTTCACTCTCACTGGTTTTATCATTCCTAAAGTACCAATCTTTGAAACAGATGAGCAGTGCCAATAAGTCGACGTCTGCCGATTTCCGATAATAATCAAGTAATTCTCCAACACATTCTGGCACTTTGACTTTCTGCGGTTCAGTCTCATGGCCGTACACCGCATGATCTAAAGTTATCCTCAAGTTCTGAGCAGTTTCAGGGTACGACTCTGCAATTTTGTTCCATGCTTGTTCGTTGGTTACCTGTGGTTCTTCAAGTTCATTAATCATTTCGATAAGATCATCCATATAGACTGTTTCAACGGCTCCAAGACCAAAAACACTTGGTCTACCAACCTTATTTTCGTAAATCCATTTTAATAATTCTTGTTTCATTTCATACCTCTTTTCTTATTTGATAGGCTGAGTTACAGTAGGTCTTTAATAAACGCCAGCCAATGCGTCTTACTTCGCTTATTGCCAAATAGTGGCTCATATGGCGCAATCGCTACTCTAATGTCATGCAACTTGATTTGATCCTCATTCCACTTGAAAATTAAGGTCCCGTTTGGCCTCAACACTCGCATACATTCAAAGAAGCCCGATCGAATATCAAATTCCCAAGAGTCTTTATTTAACTTGCCATACTTTTTGGCCAACCATGAATTTTCACCGGCATGGATCAAATGCGGCGGGTCAAATACGACTAAATCAAACTCATTGTCTTCAAAGGGCATATCACGAAAATCTGCAACCACATCTGGATTAACATTAATAACGTGTCCTGTTGGTAATTCTTCGTAATACTGCCGGCAATCCATAAAAGTTACATCTGGATTTTCTTTATCAAACCAGAACATTCGACTGCCGCAACAGGCGTCTAAAATTTTTGGCAAATGATCAACTCCTAAAGTAAGACTTCAAAAATACTTTCAAAAATATCAACTGGTATGCTGTTACCAGCCTGCTTATACATCGGCATTCTAAATCGTCCATTTCTTTCTACTGTAGAAGCCGCAGCGTTATAGTCCTCATCTGAATAACCTTGCAATCGCCAACACTCCAATTCAGTTAGATATCGAAAGCGATCAGCCCCACAATCAATTATTTGCGCTGGTGTTCGATCTTGTCGTGTAGTGATAGTGTATGCAAAATCTTCGATCACCGTCGCTCGTTTTATTCCAGTTTTCCCAATCACCGATAAGACACTAGGCTGTGTGACATCGTAAACTCTTTCAACCTCGTCGTTGTTCAAAAGGAACTCTCGAATATCTCGCATTGGTGTCTGTTTTAAAATTCTAAAATTAAACTGTGGTTGATCCAGCATAGAAATAGTAAAGACTCTTTGCCTTGCTTGAGGTATTCCGAAATCTCTTGCATCCAGTAGTTCAAAGGAGTTGGAATATCCTAGTTTCTCCATTTCATCTAAATAGCGATTGAAATTCTTCCTCATTCTTTTCCCGGTCACTGCCTTAACATTTTCCCAGATAACTACTCGCGGCCGCCAAGTTCCCATATCTTTTATTATTCGCAACGTCTCCCACATTAAACTCGATCTAGTCTCAGAACCCTCGTCAGCTCCCTTTTGGTGTCCAGCAATTGAAATATCTTGGCAAGGACTACCATGTATGAGGATATCAGGCTTTAAATTCCAATTAACTACTGATTGAACTCTATTCTCAAGATCATTTGCAAAAATAGCATTGTAACTATCGACTGCCTTTTGATCGATTTCAACATAATCAATTGATTTAGTTGGTACTCCCATATTTCTAAGAGCGATTCGAGGGCTTCCTATCCCTCCAAAAAGTTCTAGAATTTGAAGCAATTGACTCCCTCCATTTCCTACATAATTGGTGTGGTTACCGGAACTATTCGTCCATTTCATTAATAATTTTTACAACTTCTGACTTAGCGGATTTACTTAATCTGTAAAAAATAATCTGATTTCTGTTTCTAAATTTCATGTTTGCATATTCTCTTCCAAGCGCTATGCCTAAAATGAATAGAATAATGGTCCATGTCATTCGCCGTCCTCCTGGTTTGCTTGCTTCCAACTAAATTCTAATTTCTCAGTCGTGTATCTCAGCCTGAATGGGCCTGTTGCCTGCTCTTTGACGAACTCGACACGTATACCTGGCAATTTTTCTTTTAATCGGACTACCGTTCGCGGATCACGCAGACGTCTATTCAGATATTCATCTCTTTCTGATAATGGTGTTGTACGTCTCAATTCAATGCGAAAACCTGAATACCCTTGCTGAGCTGATTTTTTAAATGTGTTAGGAAAATCATTCTTTTCAAACCAACGATCAAACCATTTATCAAAAGACTGATCGCTGGTGCTTTTTAATTCTTCAATTAGACTCATTCGCCGTCCTCCTCAGTAGTGGAAATTGTAAGAGTGTTGATTTTAGCTCCTATCAACTGCTGTAAAACAAGCTCCGCATTATCTACAAGTATTCCATCACGCTTGATTGATGTCCCTTGAATCCTACCTAATGATATTTCGCTTACCGTCACAGGAAGAGGAATAGACAGTTTCATTTCCTTTGCTAGTTGAAAGAGCCTTTGCGCCTCACGGTGATTACGAACAAGAATGTAGTTTCCTGATAAGGCTGATTCTTTTATAAGGTCCAGTGTTTTACCTGACCGTCTTCCACGAGCTATGACTTTCATTCGCCGTCCTCCTAATCACTCAAACTCTCACTAATCATTTTTTCTAATTCCATCATAATTTCATGTGGCAAATTCACTTCTACATCGATACCTTTATCAAAGCAATTCATTCGTAATAGATAGGTGACATCTTCGTCGCTAACTTCCTTAACTATTCCAAGTTTGTATAAATTGCAGTTGTTCACTACGACGTTTTTTTGTAAGTCGTGCAAACTAGTTTTGTTTTCGTATCTCACTTCATAGCTCATGATTTAAATCCTCCTTGATAGTTGTCGTTAGCGTAATGGATGCACTAGCATTGGATAACCAATAACATCCTCATTTGTGCAAACAGCAATAAACTCATCGTGCATACAGTTTTCGCAAATTTTTTCCTCTACCCAAACACGCACGTTGTAAAATCGCATGTCTAGAATTTCATTATTAAACTTTGCAGGTACTATAAGTGTTTCATCGGTATACCACTTGCCACTTTTTTTGAAGAAACTAATTGTAATTTCCATTAAATCGACCTCCTTCATCTCTTCCGTTAACTTACTCTCCTAACGCAATCATCACCTTTTGTTCTGGATGATTTTCCAAATAGCTAATTAAATCTTCTGTACTAGTTAAATCTTCATCTTCACAACTAAAGTAAATACCACCAACTATTTCAGCTATTTTTTGTGCACTAATTGTTACATATTCGTTTTTCATCATTTCATTCCTCCTCTAATGCCCCAGCTTCGGTTGTAGAGCTTGCTTTTTTTAAATCTTGTCAACGAATAACCGCCAATTGTTCATTTCATTGATACTATTTTGACGCCAATCTGTGTTATGTCTCCACACTCGATCTGGATATGTTAGATGGAAATCTTCGCGAATTTCTCGATCAAACTCAGCATACCAACGAATGTCTTTTCGACAATGCTTGCCCTCAAGCCACAAAATTCGCCTCCATCTCCGTTTACCATTCTGTTTTTTAAACAAAATATTACCTCCTTTTTCCTCTGCTAATGCTCCAGTTAACATAGCTTTCTGAGACCGAAAAATACAAGGTTCACTGCAATCGTTCAAGCAGCAAACCTTGCTACCCAATCTCTACTGCTTCACATTTTCTAACAATCACCCGATGGCCTAAATTTCTCAATATCGCCCCGTCGGCTTCGTGCCAATTCACAATTTCAAAACAAGCGGTATGTTTATACTCGTTAATCAATCTTCCAACGACCGAATAGATGCATTTGCTGTAATCCAGTTTGTAGTATTTCTTTGGACTTAACTGCGGGCGCCTTGGCGATAACGTGTTGTTCGACGCGAGAAACTTGCCAAATTTTTTATTGTTTGTTGTATTCATTAGGTTCTCCTATCTCGTTTGAAATATTTTTATTTCTTATTTACAATCCGCAAAGCGTCCTCCACAGATCTTGCTACCCCATACAATACAGGCTGCTCTTTTAAAAAATCTCCGAATCGTATTTGATCTGGTCGAAGCTTGCCAGTTTCGTTTTTGACTTCGATATAAATTGATTTTCCATCAGAGTTACGATGCCCACATAAATCGGGAAAGCCTTTTGGCATACCATAAAATTGTCTGCCTTCTATAGTTGTAACTTGCCCGGCATTAGATCTAAAAATGGTACAACCATTCTTTGATAAAGCAATTCTTATCTCATCTTGTATTTGGTGTTCTGATTTCATAATTAGGGATACTTCCCTCCCTCTCGATAAGCGTTGATATTAAAGGCTTTTGAAGCAATTTAGAGATAGTTTAGGAGAGTTTATATCAAAAACCCTATTACTTTATATATATTTACTTAATCATTTTATATATTTACTCTTTATATTTATTTTTTAACTATCCCTAAAAGAAGAAAAAAGTAATATAAGTATTGATATATTAAGGTTTTCGAACGGGGAGGGTCGCATTCCAAAGTATCCCCGTTCTATCCCTTATCTGAACAACTCTCTCACATTGTCATATTTTCTACGTTTAATTGTGATTCCTTCATAAACCATCAGACCGCTAGTTTTTTTCTTCGAATACTTCTTTGATATTTCTCTACCAAATTTCGTATTGGTAAATGTATGCTCACCATTATCGCTTGCCCACTCTCGATACACTTTATAAAGTTCGCCACCAGCAATAGATAATCCTGGACCAACATCACAACACGTTTCGATAAATGTTCCAATTTGATCCATTTCACTACGATAGTCTTGACTAGCCGCAACAACCGATTGTGGTTTTTGCAACCCATCTCTCTGCCACATTAAGCAGCCGTCAATCGCCCATTTGAGAATACCTTGTAATTCGGTTTGTAATTTAAATTTCAGGTTTTTATCCTTTTTATGGTCTGGTATTTGTACGATGAAAGGAATCAAATTCAACCGCCGCCAGATACCGTCATCAGTCCCACGAATAATTGGTTTGTGATTAGTGGCCAGCCATAATTTAAATTCAGGTTCAAACTCGAATTCCTTTCCATAAAGATGCCGTGCGGTCACCTTATCACCACCAGTCAACTGCTTGACCAAACCTTCGTCCAGCCGAACGCCTTCATTTGGTTCTGATGATGTGACTAACCGCGCGCCTTTTAATCGAGCAATATCACTGTTTGCAGATGATTGACTTTGCTTGACCATAATTGTTTGCGCCTGCATCGTCATAGCGTAATTTCCCATTAATTCAGAAATGATTTCCAAAAACACTGACTTACCGTTTGAACCATGCCCATAAAGAATGAACATACATTGCTCTCTCGTGGAACCTGTAAGCGAATAGCCAACGCATTTTTGAATGTAACGAATCAACTCTTGATCGTTGTTGAATATCTGATTAATAAATTCTTCCCACATAGGGCAATCAACCGATTCGGTGTATTCAATGTTTGAGATTCTAGTAAACATCTTTTGAATCTCGTGGTCATGTAGAAGCCCATCGCTTAATGACAAATAGCCGCTCTGTGTATTAAATAATGATTTATCTTTGTCGAATTCTTCTGGCAGAACAGACAATCGATGTTTTAATTCATCCATCATGGCATTTTTCCCTGCGTTGCTTCGAGACCGTTTGACGTGTTTTTCTTTTGCTTTTTCTAACGCCTCTCTCGTCTCGTCATCAGCATTTTCAGGAACACTCAATGGTTCTTTGCCCATAATTTCCACTGTGGTATCTACCATTTTTCGAACTTCGCCAGTGTTGTCTTGAAGCCAAACTTTCCCGTCGTAGTAATACCACGATTTATCGATATATGAATACTTAACCAATGTTCCATAAATATCATTGAACCGATCAGCATTGCCCGTATCGTCATAGGAATAAAATTTCTTTTCTTTCGGATGCTCTTGGTCTTTGATGAAAATTCTAAAATCAGATTTTCGCTTTGGATTATAAACGGCATTTGTATCCGCGATTGCTTTATTTAAAAGCCCTTCACCGTAAGTCGTAGCGCCTCGTTTTTGATCGTATTTAGTACGAATCATTGCAGATGCTCGAAAAATTTCATCCATCTTTTCGTAATCTCTACCAGTCCAAAAAGCTAGGTCATTAGCAAAGGCCATATCCGCTTCGGATTGCGAGGAATAAAAAGCTTCCCAACCGCCATCCATGAAAACTTTAAATCTTGCACCTTGTGAAGACGATTCAGCACGTTGGATAATTTCTTCGATAGGTAAATCAACGGTATTCATTAATGGATTTTCTTCTTTAAATTGGATGATTCTTTTATCACCAACATATCGATCATAAAGTCGTTTGATATTTTTTGGGTCAGATTCGATAACATCAGTATATTTGGATGCCGAATGACCCGTCATAACGAAGAAACGTCCTTCTTGATACATCTCAACATCGCCTTTACGACGCCTCCCGCCAGGCAGTTTGCCTCGAGCAATAATGTGGATGCCTGTACCAGACTGAGAATATTCAGCATATGATTTCATACTTTCGATAAATTCATAAATAATATTCTCTTCCACATCACCCATCTTATAGCGCTCAACTTCGCCTTCAGCATTATCAATATCAATCCCAAAATATGGTGGTTTGAAGAAAAAACCTAGACCAGTCATCTCAAATTTATTGATAGCATCGAGAGCGGTCTGAAAATCAGACCATGTACTCTCGTCGTTAGATTTTGCCTTGTATCCATTGTTTGCGTTATATGGAATTTTTGTATGTTTCTTTCGCTTCTCGTCCCAAACAAGCTTGTAAACACACCATTGTTTGAGATTTTTAAGCTCTGTTGGGATTTTTTCGTACATCTTTACACCTCGTGATTAGAATGGTAGGTCATCTTCTTTTACGGTTGGAGCTGGTTCACGACTAGGCCCAAATGATGGTTCATCTCCATTTTTAAATTGGTGATTTACTGGTCCAGTTGTGTTTGTCTTTTCCCAAGACTTAACATTCACGTTTTTATAACCATTTGATTCTTCTGTTTTCACTCGAACTAACGCAGGCTTTAGCACAAAGTCAGCTAATAGTTCATCAAATCCGTTATAAGATTTCCCGTCTTCTAGTTGCAATGCTTGAGCGATTGCCATGATCATACCCTCGTTGTACTTTCCAGTTGCTTTGGCTTTCCAAATTTTTGGAAAAATGTGTTTGTTTTGGAATTGTTGCTGCACATCATTTCTTACGATTAAATCAATATCAATAAATTCTGCACCAGATTTTGTTGCATTTTCTACTGCTTTATTCACGACCACTTCATAAGTTCCGTCTTTTATTTCGTTTCCTTGTTGTGCTTTTGAAAAATCTAAATTAAATCCTGTCATGTTAGTTTCCTCCTGTAATTTGTTTTAATTGGTTGTCGATAAATTCAATGCCTTCACAGAAATTACGAAACTCCGCATCTCCGCCAAATGAAATAGTAATCTCTTGTGATTCTAAATCTAATGCTGTTCTTCTTAATGAATCTCTGGCTTGCACAGTCATATAAGTCCCTCCTAAATCTTTGATAGTAAGATGAGTCATTGATCCATTACCAGCATCGCCGCCTTGCTCGCCGTTTGTTTGGACGGTAAATTTTGTGATGCAAGCATCGGTAATGGTTTTTGAGGAGTTTATTTCGTAATTATTCATTCGGGTGCTCCTTTTCATATTTTTCTAAGATAGGTTTGAAATATTTTTCTTCTGCTGCAAGTCGTGCTTCGATTGCTTCTTGTTTGGTTTCAAAACGTCCAAGGAAAATTCGCTTGCCTTGAAATCTTAAACCTGCTTGCCATTTGTTTCTTTTACTGTCATAACTAACGCCTCTATCTGCGGGGCCATTTATTGTTTTTTTAATTCTATTAATTTGTGTAATAAGTTTTCTTTTCTCTTTTTCTTTCTTTATTATTTTATCGATTAATTTTGTATAACCGTTACTTTTATATGGGATATTTAAATAATCACAAGCAGCTTTAAAATCATTTGTATAACACTCAAAACGATTGTTTATAGCCACTGACCATTTGTTTCGATTCGAATCATAATTTATACCTTTTATTCCTGTTTTCGATTTCGGCCGTATATTTCTCAGCTGGTTTGTTTTAGAACTATTTCGATAACCAGTCATTCTATTTTTTATATTTGAACCAGCATGAAGGGTTACTTTGTCAGTCGTTTTATTTCGAACTACAAAAATTTGGTTCCCATTCTCGTTAGAAGTATCGGTAGGTCCAATGACAATAAAGTTTTTATTTTCTAAACCAGTCAAGTCCTCGTAATTCACTACAACCACCCCTTCCTCTTACTAGCCATGTACGCCCAACCGGGTTTAAAGCCTTTGGCTCTAGCAATTGCGTATAAATCTTCAACTGTGGAAGCTTCATCTTCCGTCATGTTGTAATACTTGTTGTTCTCGAAGTTCAACGTGATTTTCGTTTCTCCAACTTTCATCAACTCTGCTGTTTCATCAACTTCAATCTCGCTTTTCCGTTCTTCAATCGGTTGTGCTTTTCCGCAATACGGACAAATATTTTCGCCCTTTGGCCTTTCATAAGCCCCAAAACAAAACTGGCATTGTACGACTGACACATCACTATCAGTTTTCGTTTTCTTTTTTGTATCTAAGCTCCATTCGCGATCCATATCAGGCAATCCAAAGCGATTCACATTACCTACGTGATCAATGACGACTGACCGCTTGCCTTCTTTAAATCGCATCCCCCTCATCGATTGCTGAATGTACAATGATAACGATTGAGTAGGTCTCAACATAATTACAGTCGAACAATCTGGTACATCAAACCCTTCACCAATCAAATCCACATTGCACAGAATTTTTATTTCGTGTTTGCGAAACGATTCAATGATTTCCGAGCGTTCATCCTTTGGCGTTTTAGCGTCGATATGAGCGGCTTTATAACCCGCTTGGTTAAATATATTAGCGGTGTGTTTACTCGCCTCTATACTGTGACAATAGGCAATTGCCTGTTCACCTTCTGCTAACGTTTTATAATGTTTCAATACATCACCATAAATAGTATTTTTGACTGCCTTATCCATTGATTTCTTTGTAAAATCTCCAGTCGAAGCTTTCTTCAATTCAGCGGTATCAATCAATTTAGGTGCATAATATTCGTATGGCGCTAATCGGTGATTTTCAATTAACCATTTAGCCGACACGCCTTCGATCAATAAATCATTCACATCGCCTAATCCGCTCCCGTTTAATCGGATAGGCGTTGCGGTAAAGCCTAATCTCGGAACATCTGAATAATATTCATAGATTTTTCGGTACGAAGCAGCTAATCCGTGATGGTTCTCGTCAGTAATAATGAGTTGCGGTTTTTTGATTGTTTCAAGGTGTCGCACAACTGTTTGAACCATTCCAAAATTTACTAGCGCATTATTCACACCGATTTCTTTAAATGTATTTTTGATTTGATCAATCAATTCTCGTCTATGAACCAAGAACAGAACGCGATTGCCTTTTAAAGTCGTCATACGTGCGATTTCAGCGACCATAACCGACTTACCTGAACCACATGGCGAAACGATGCAAGGCGCTTTAAAACCTTCGATATAAGCCTGTCTAGCACGTTTGACTAAATCATTCTGATAATCGTACAGTTCCATCAATGTTAAACAACTCCTCTTGCAGAGCAAACTCTCGATCATCTAGTTGGTTCTTAGCAAATGTTTGATCTGTTCGTTTCAACAAAAAACCTCGTGTTCCTGTTTCTTCATTGATCATTAACCGGCCAACCATATTCATCAGGCCCATGACGTTGTTAACAATCTTCTCTCGAATCTGTGGATGAAACTGATTGAATATCTGACCGCCTGGTGATTGGATTTGAATTTGCGTTTCCCATGCAGTAAATACTTTATTTACACCTTTCCATGAATTGATATACCGAATCATGTCAGGCAGATAGAATGAGAATTTATTGTAGTCACCCATTTCAGGAATGCCCATTGCTTTTCCATCGCGTGTCTTTGATAATCTTGATTTCTCTGCTAACCACGCTTGTTCGAATTCAGATAAGTTATCAAAAAAGATATTGTCATATTGATCTAAATAATTATCATGGATATCCTTCAACATTTTTTTCATTCCGACTTCCACATCATTCAAATCTGCATAAACGATGTCGATGTTTGGATTGCCTGCTAAAACATTCGTCGTACGGTCAATGTCGATGACTAGCGTTTTACCTTTTAGATAGTTGGCCGTATATGTTTTTCCTCCGCCAGGCGGGGCGTAGATCAAGACAGAGAAACTACTTGCACGATCAATATCAGTTGCTTTGATTATTTCCATCTATCTCACCCTCAGCCCTTCAGTTTGCACTAACTCAGCGCCTGGAATCTCACCGTGTTTCAATTCTTCTTTAAGTTGTTTTTTGTCCAGTTTTGGTTCTTGTTCTATAAAAAAGCTTTTAGGAATCATACTTTCATCCGTCACGTTTACAGAAGGCGGGTTATTCTGAATCCATATACTCAGTAGTGGGGTCTTGGCTTTGTTAACACCAGTTAATTTCATAGAATCATATGCATAACATTGCAAACTATCAATTGACTTTTCTATGCTCTGCTTTTTCTCTGCTAGTTCTTTCATTGCATCTTGAATCGCTTTAATATCTGCTTTCTTTTCTTTTATGATGAAACCGATATTGATCACTTTGTTTTCGATCTCATCGCTGATTGAATCCAGAGTGTCCCTTAACGTTTCTGAATCTAAATCTTCCATTTCAGCAACCTTGCGGTAATTATTCGTTAATTCGTAAAGTTTCAATAACATCTTCTCCTCTCTTCGGCTGTAATCCGAAATAATCGGCATAACCGTTGTTAATAATCCACGTTAGCAATGCTTCTTTAATTATTTCTGAATACTCGCTAGGCAACATCACTTCTCGCAGTTCTTCATTTGCTTCGCCAGCGGTCAATTCTTCCACATATTCTTTTGAGTAACGTTCTAAATTTTCTTCCAGCAGTATCCCGTAAGAATTGATATACACGGTACTATTTGTGTAAATGTCATCCCCGTAGTAATCCTTCAAAATTGGTTCGTCATAATCAGGTTCTAGCGGCACACCTAGTGAATCTCTAATGGTCATGTGGTATAATTCCTCCTATAAGATATTTGTTTGACTAGCTTAGTTTGGTAGACGGGGCTAGTCTTTTTTTGTGACTAAATTCGTTGGTTTTCCAAACGGTTGATTTATTAGATTTAGCTTCCCGTTCCCAGTTGTAGCAAACAAACTCTTCATAAATGTTTGAATCATAATCAGTTGTTCTTCTGACAATGCAACCGGATAGTATTGATCACCTCTGATATACATAACGGCAAATGTTTCGTTAAAATCTTCCACACTTTCACCCCCTTAAAATCAAATTAGTCACCAGCGAAGCTACAATACTCAAAACAACGATTAATATTTTTTCTTTTCTACTCACCTAGTCAGCCCCCTCGGTTGGATTTTTTTGTTCATACTCCGCAATGTCGTAGATCAGTATCAATCCGAAAACTGCTGTAACATATGCTGCTTTTAACCAATCTGGCACATTACCTGTGATTGCTGCGCCAATTCCGAAAGCGAATAGCATTGCTCCTGTTCTACGAAGCCAATATAGTTTTTTCATCATTAAACCTCCTACTGGCCCAACTCGTTTACTTTTTGTTGGCTCAAATTTGCTAACTCCGCCATGCGTACGTCTTTTTGTGCTGAATCATTTTGAGCGCTAGATAGTTCGTTACGCAGCTTATCAGCCTCTTGCTGTTTCTGCGTGACTTCTTGTTGCTTAGATTCGACTTCACGTTGTTTGGCTTCGATTTCAGATTGCTTCGCATTGACCTCGTTTTGTTTGTTTGCCAATTGCTGTTTCAAACTGTCTAGTTGATCTTGCAGGTTCTTTTGTTGCCCAGTCGTTTGATCAAGTTTGCTTTGAACGTCTGCTGCCTTCTGTTTGTTCTGCGTAGCAATGTTAGCCAGTTTGTAGATATTCTGTTCAACAGTTGTTGCGTTATCGAAGAACCCAACGCCTGCCGCGAATCCTACAGTTGATCCTAGAAACAATGCAGCGGTAACTCCTAGTGCAATTTTTTTATTTTTCATTTTGCTACTTCCTTTCTGTTGTATAATTTCCTTATCAGCAAGTGGTCTGCTGAAATAACTGATAAGGTGGTGAAAATATGGATAAAGACACATTCGAAAAAAATTTTTCTAAAATGTTAGACCGATTTGATGAAATGTACGATCAAGAAGAAAATTATTTAAGAAATGCCGAGGCTATCCAGAATACAATGCCTGATTCTTCTGAATTAGAAAGAATGATAGCGTTACAAAGCACAATCAGTCGTGAAAGAACTGATAATCTAATTCGCGTCGCACTTAAAGAGTTTTTAGTGAACGAGTAAGCAAGTCGCTTGATTTTGTAATTGATTTTTCGTCAAGAGGGATAATGCTTTCTTGCGAAGAATCAGTTGCTTGTTTAATACCAATTTCAAATTCCATTGAAGCCAATTCGTCCGCCAACGATTTGGCTTCTTTTAATAGTTCGACATACCGTTCTGCTTTAGCCGTAGCTTCTTCTACTCCGATTAACTTTGCGTTTATGACTAAATCTGTCATTGTGTTCTCTCCTCTATTTAAATTTATTTTTGTCCTTCCAATCCAAAAATTGATCAAACAGATTAATATTTATCAGCACAATTTTGTAAGTCGGTGCTCGATAACCGCTTTTGTAATCTGGATGTACTTTGAACTCTGCTAACAATCTTTGAAATGTAGATTCATGTCCTTCAAATCCAAAATACTTAATCGCTTCATCCTTTGGCATTGATAGTTGAGGCAATTTGATGGTTTCTGCTAAGTTAATTTTTTCAGGCATTATTTATCCTCCTTTGCGTTATTTAATTAACTAAATTAGTTTTCTGCCAAATCAACATTATTTAAGCTTTTAGTTATCCACAAAGTGAATCCGTTATTTTATTTTTTCTCATCAATTTCTTATTTTTCTATTGCAGCCTGTGGATAAGTTTCTTTAACGCACGTTTTTACTTATCAAATGTTTCTTTTATGCACGTTTTGAGGTAAAAAAAATTCTCCTCTTCTAGATTTCGGGATATTTAAGAAATCCATTACCTTAGCCAATTCTCGTACGTCAAAAGTAATTAGTCCATCTTCTTTTCTAGAATATGAGCTTCTACCAATGTTTAAATATGCAGCAACATCAGCTTTTGTCTTCCCTTCATTCTTTCGAGCTTCTTTTAACAAATTATAGTCAAATAACAATTATATTCACCTTCCTCTCTGTTACATAATGAATCATAACAAGATTCGTGCGTATACGCAACATAAAATAATAAATAATTTTGCTTGTTGCGTTATGCGCACGTTTGTTATACTAGGATCGTTGATACGAACATGTTTTCGAGAGGTGATAAAAATTGAGAAAAAACAGTGAAATAGCTGACTTAATCGAGAAATACAGAAAAACGAGAAAAATATCTCAAGAAGAACTTGGAAAAAAATTAGGTGTTAATCGCTCTACTATATCCAGATATGCCTCGCACGAGATTCCTTTCCCAGAAAACAAGATTTTAACAGCCGCTAAAGCATTAGACCTTGATTACTCTTTTTTAATAGGAGAAGAGCTCATGTCGATGACTGGTAAAACAATGGTTCGTCCTCTTGTTGGAAAAATAGTAGCAGGACGTCCTCTTGAAAGCTACGAGATACCAGAGGATGTAGAAATCCCGTTGAATATAGGTTTGAAACATCCAAATTCGAAATTATTAGAAATTACAGGCAATTCTATGAACAAACTATTCCCAGACGGACAATATATTCTCATAGACCCTGATGAGCAGGTTTGTAATGGTGATGTAGCAGCTGTTAGGCTCAACGGAACAGAATATACTGTTAAGCGCTTCTACAGACTTAAGACGGGAGTTGTTTTAGAACCCGATTCATATGATGAAAAAGAGCATTCGATCATGATTACCAATCCTTATGAACTTGAGGAAGTTTATATAGAAGGTAAAGTTGTATGGGACATGGCGAATCCTAGTAAAAGAAAATACTAAAAAAGCCCGTGCTGCGAACACGGACTAACAACCTCATTTCTGAGATCAACTATAAAATTATTATATCAGAGATGGGGTAATTGAAAATGAAAAAAATTGTTTTATGTTCGGTTTTAGTTTTCTTAGGTATTGGGTTGAGTGCTTGCGGCTCAGGTGACTCTTCTACTGTATCTAGTTTGGAGAAAACGATAGATAGTCTCAAGACCGAGAATTCCAAATTAAAATCTGGCCAAGGTGTCCAAGATACGTATTCAGATTCCTCTACTGCTCAATCTTCTGACAAACAGAATGCTAGTGCAAAAGGAATAAATGAAGAATCGATCTATAAATCCGGTGATAAAGATGCCTTGTCAATTAAGGTGATTGAAGCTTCCACAAATCAAAGTTCATTCCCAAGTCATATGGTTTCTCTTGATGACTACGATACTACGAATATGGTAGCTGTGAAATTCGAATTCAAAAATATTAATTTGAGTGAGGATTATGGAATGAATCCTGCTGAACTAACTGCTTATGATGCCTCTGGAAAAGCATACAAAATTGTTAATCAACAAAGCGGACAAGATTATGTTGCTAACGGAAGAAGCTCAACCTCTCAATTTTATTGGGAAGTTCCAAACGCTGCCAGCATAAATGAAATAGAAATTGATTATAGCCCTAGCGGTAGCTCTGATATTCCTAAAACTACATTTAAAGTTCCTGTTTCGCATTAGCAATTATAAAAACACACCCACTACTATCTTGGCGGACGGAGTGGATGCGCTCAAATAAATCGCCTATAGGCATAGGCTTATTTTACTGTGCCTATTATACCAAAAAATAGGAGTTGAATAAACATGTGGATTGAAGAATTACCGAACGGTAAATACAAATATTCTGAACGATACATTGACCCATACACAGAAAAAAGCAGAAAAGTTTCCATCACACTTAACAGTAAATCTAATCAAGCTAAGAAGCAAGCAACTGTGGAGCTTCAAGAAAAAATTGATAAGAAGATCGAAGAAAAGAATCAAATCAAGATAACGCTTGGAGAATTATTGAATGTATGGTGGAACCAGCATAAGGTTTCTATTCGCCAATCATCACAAGTTAATTATGAGAAACTTTTGAAATACATACGAAAGAACATTAACACTGAAGCAGTGGTACGTAATACAGATACAAAGTTTTATCAAGATTTCCTAAACGGGTTAACTCAATCTTATGAATACAAAAAAAAGTTTAGAAGTGTGCTAAAAATGGCGCTTGATTATGCAGTCGATATGGAAATGATCAAAATTAATCCTATTAGTAGGACGAAAGTTCCAAAGCCAGCTTTAACAAAAGAGACTTATGAAAAAGTCGAGGATAAATATTTAGAAGAAGAAGAAATCAACAAGCTATTGAACGTCTATTACAGCACGTTTCAGAGCGTCCATCACGGAAGGTTAGCTGAGTTCATGTATTTAACTGGACTGCGTGCAGGCGAAGCTATAAGCCTCACAATCGATGATTACGATCCGAATAGCAAAACTATAAAAGTGATTGGTACTCTAGATTATTCGGACGGCTACAAGAATGCAAAAAAAGAGATGCCAAAGACATTAGCATCATATCGTGAAATTGATTTATCGAATCGAGCGATAGAAATAATTGACGAATTGATTTTAGAGAATAAGTTAAAATTTAAAGGAAAGACTTCTTATCTCTTTGTTGGCAAGACTGGCAAACCAATTCAAATCAATGCGTTCAACAATTCGCTAAAAGCTATGAATGACAAACTTGGTAAAGATGCTATCAAAAAGAAAATGTCTAGTCATATTTTTAGACACTCTCACATCTCCCTACTTGCTGAATTAAACATACCAGTAAAAGCAATCATGGAACGCGTAGGTCATGCAGACATGGAGACAACAATGAAAATCTACACTCATGTAACCAAGAAAACAAAAGCTAGTATTGTTGAAAAGCTTAATGCTAAAGGCAAATGAGTTTTGCCCCTTTTCTGCCCCTTTTGGTTTTTGACAAATAAAAAAGCAAGCTCTCAGGCTTGCTGTTACGCGGTTTATAAAAGACACATGCCGGATCCTACTTAGTTGGATTATCGCTAAACAAATATTGCTAATTGTTGTCATATCAATGTTTTTTCGACCTTCCCCACACTCTTTCTTACTGATTATTTGACAACATTGGCAAATATTTGCCCCTTTTTTGCCCCTTTTTTTCAGATTTAAGAAACTGTTCGCTTTACAAACCAGAACAAACGTTCGTATAATATCGGTGAGGTGAAGGTTATGATTTATGATGATGAGTCAGCAGAAAAGCTTTTTTTAGAGGCCAAAAGCGTTTATGAGGATAGGGGCATGTTGAAATGGTTGACAGGATTCTTTTTATCCGATCACACTGCAGCAATGCAAAAAGATGTTGCTGAACGATCACGAGTCAATGAACAAAAGCCACAGATGTACTCTCACGAAATACAACACGTTCTAGAGCATGCTCGCTTAAAAAGACGCCCTGTCGCAATTCAGCTAGAACAGCTAGATATGGAAGGTAAATATTTAGATGATGTGGTAGGTATGATAAAAGGCTATGATGAATTAGGAATCTACATTGGTGATCAAAAAGTAGATTACGATGAAATACGACATGTAGAGTTGTACGACTGGCACAAATGGAGTGAGCTGAAATGAACCCTATTTTGCTCTACGAACAAGGCTATATACCTTTTTCTACATTACAAGACTTATTGTGGGATTTTGGACCAAATAGTATTTTTGAAGTCGGAGAAAAATGTTTTGAGTTTTACTGTAAGAAAGCTAACAAATTTCATGATTTTGATTATTACATATTACATTACGGGAGTGGTTTAAATGATGAGCGTGAGTGGTATTGTGAGTAGTGTAAAGATTTTAAAGTTTTCTGAACGTCCCCTCGTCTATTTTAAGCTTGATGATACTAGCTGTTTGATTGCTGGTCACTCGTTGAATTTTCTTGCAGATGTAGAGGATGGAATGCGGATCGCTGTTGCTGGCGAGTACAATAGTAGGAAACAGTTCGTGGTGAAGAAATATGCGGTGATTGGCAAGACGAAGATTATGATGGAATTTGAAATGATGAAAATATAAAAATAAACCCTCCACAACCAACTAAGGCTGTAGAGGGTGTTTGAACAATAGTTTATATTGGATTTTCTTCATCATTTACTCTACAATAAATTCTCGCTTTATATTTTTAAACTCATCATCAGAAAGCAACTTAGCTATCACTTTTTTAGTAAGGTCAATATCTGGATAATATACCCCATAGCCTTCATTCAATGAGAACAAAATAATTTTTTTCAACTCTCTTAACTCAGAATTATTGAGGAGTATCCTTTCATTAGTTTTATCCATGAAAACTACCTCCATTCGTGGTATAATATTATAAAGGCAATTCATGTAGAGCTTTCACTTTTGCAGGGTGGGCTCTTTTTTATTTTATCATAAATACCCTTTAATTAATTTAAGAGGGCTGTTTGTTATACGTCCAGATACCAACGTGTTTCAGTTAGATCGTTGAATCCGTCTTTTGTATTACCTTTTGGGTCATTGGTGCTTCGGATCATAATAATGATCGAATGACCTGCAACATCTTTCTGATTGAATTCAATTTGGAATCCTGCAGTGTCACTACGATTATACACCTTAGCTGCATCCGCTCGTGGCAAGTCTTTCAGCTTGATACGTTTCAATTCTTTACCCGTTGTACGGTCGAGAATAAAAGCATATTGATTTTTGTGAGTACGAGTACTCCATCCTTCTGCTTTAATTTTCCCAGCCATTGCGCCGAATCCATCAACGTGACCTTTACCGTTTCCGACTTCCATTACAGAATAATTCTGTCCAGCACGGTAGATATCCGTTACTTCAGATAGATTCGGAGCCGGCAGTGTTGTATATCCGTTATCGGTAATTCCAGTTAAATCGACATTACCATCCAATCCGCCGCCAACATACGTGGAAGTGAATTGATAGATCGCCACGCCGTCCATACTAGGAAATACGGACCATACAGGATATGGAGTGACGTTGTAATTCGGATAAGCAGCCATCCACAAACTATCAGGGAATTCAGCCAAGATTTGCTGATAGTATACATTTGCCAACGTGAATGGTTTGTAACTATAGTACATTGGCGTATACCCAGCATCACGAATCCTTCGCATACCGTATAAAATAGTATCCGTATTCGCTTGCTTATTCCCACTAGCTCCATGCTCAAAATCTAATGCCACGATGGAACCACGAGGCGTTTTTACCTTCGGCAGGAAGTAATCCATAGTAGTTTTCGCAATACTCATGCTTCCCCACGTATCAAACCAAATGTATGTGTGCGCACGTTTTCCCTGAGCTAAAGCTGAATTCACTTGACTAGAATAAGTCCACTGATTGTACAAACCGCCAGCGTTGTATCCTCCAATTTGAGCGATTGCGAACTTATCATGCGCATAACCAAATTGTCCTTGTGCTCCCTGATAGATTGCCCAGTCAACCCCTTGATCACCTTTCGCCGCATCCACATTCCCTGGGAAAATTGGCAATAAAAAAAGAGCCATAAATAGGCTCAGTAACGTAATTTTCTTTTTCATGTGATTCCTCCTATTTTTTCGAATTGTATGCCGAGACACCTGTAACTACTCCTAAAAAAGTAGCTACAGCATTAATTGTTAGCACAGTCATATCCGCGCCACCCCAACCGTATGCTTTTCCAAGTGTGCCAACTAAAACAGATGCAGCTGGCAACACCGTGAGAACCGCCCATTTAATAATTTGGTAATACTTGTCCGGTAAAATCATTTCAAACCCCCCTATAATTTCGTTAAGAAATAGCCTAATATAGTAATACCTAAACCGATCATGTAACCCCATGACCATTTATTGTTTGCTTTAATTTCTTTGATGTCATCAGCATTGTTGAGTGCAATAGAATATGCGTGATCCGCCACATCTTTCGCAGCATCCGCCTTCTCTCTCAATGCCTCGTAATTATCAAGTTTTGTTTCAATGCGCACTAAGCGCTCAATAACATCTTGTGCAGTATCATCTTTCAAAACTCCCCCGCCTTCCAACTAAATAATTAGCCCCGTTAAAAACGAGGCTAAATTGTTACTCTGCCAATTCTGGCAAATCCATATCTACTAGAATCTCTTTCACTTGCTCGCGAATTAGACCTGGTACTTGTTCAATCGTCTTCTTGCCTTTAATAATTAAAGTCGCATATACTACGGCCATTTCTTCCACCTCCCTTCTGAGTAAATAAAAAGCAATCCTAATCCGCAGTTTCTGCATCAAGGATTGCTTGTACTTCATTTCTGATTGTTTTGGGAACTTCTTCAATAGTCTTCAGACCTTTCTGAATCAAATTGACATAAATATTTGCCATTTATTCAACCTCCTTATCTGCAGGAACAAGCATCTCATACACTTCTGCCAAAGCCAACTGTGTATCAGTTAACTGAGTTTCTTGTTCTTTAGCTTTAATCTTCAACTCTTCATTCTGCTTTTGAATAGCTTGATTAAGTGTTTCTATTAATTCGAGCTTTTCGTTAAAGTTCTGGGTTACAACTTCTTCCCAAACATTTTTTGCAAAATTGAAAAACTGCGACTGCGGATTCTCTAAATTTTGAATAGGTTCGACTTCCACAAATGGAATAGAAGTTGGGAAATCATCTGCTACCTCGTGTATTTCATATCCAATCGGATATAATACCTTGTAAATTAATTTCATATCACTCACTCCTACAATTTGTTTTTTGCCTTATATGATGCAGTTCCAACATACCAGATGCCTTTTGTTAACGTACTGTGCGCCTTGATTCCTTTCCCAACAAACTTGACGACTGCTTGAGCTGTTTCACTCCCAACAAAAAAGCTGAAATTCTCTCCAGGTTCAAAAATATCATCCACAATAGATTCAGCTACAATATTCATATCCCTTGTTAAATCCCCACTTGCTCTGACTTGGAAATTTGCATAGATATCTACATCATCACCGTACCGTTTGAAAACTATTGAGCCCGATTCAAGTGAAGAATTGTTGGTAGAGTTGGTAACAAAACGGATTTCGCCATTTTGAGAAAGTACGTTGTTTCCGCCAACTTGAAGTCCATTTGCAAAGTTCTTAATCCCTAAAACTGTTTCATTCTCTGTCAGAGATATGAACTTGTTTTTCGTCCACTGTGCAATCGATTGAAAAACACGAAGCGGAGTCATCGTTTTTGTATTGTCTTCACCTGCTTCTGCCTCAGCTTGAGTTGCTAAGTTTTCTACGTGATTGGCCGCTATCATTGATTTAATGTGTTCGTTTGCTGATATTTCGATAGTAATATCCATACAAGCATAGTCCACAAAGACTTGAGACTTCGTTGTCCCGTCTGATTGATTCGCATACACAACTTGCTTGAACCAACCATTAGAGTCAAATGCAGTTTCAAACTGACCAGCTGTTTGAAGCGTAGCGCTAACCTTGCTATTCGTACTATCCTGATGACTGCTTGCTGAAATCCATGAACTAAAATCTCCAGAAATATTACTAGCTCGGTTCATCGTCAGTTTATAGCCACCGACACCAGAACCACTTCCCCACACCGCACTTTCAATCCTTTTAGTAATTAGTTTTATTACTTCTATCTTTTGTGCTTGTGATGTTGCTCCACGATCAATAAAAAACTGTTCACCTAATAATTGCGTCAAAACAATGACTAAATTATATTCTTGACCAATTTGGCAAATATTTAAATTTGTCGCCCCGGCTATTGTATATGCATCATTGTCTAATGACTCAATTTTTCCCATCTGATTATCTGGTATTTTAGTAATCCATTCGCTGGGTGCTGTAACAGTTGCATACTCCTTAACCCATGCCCTATGAATTCTTTCATCTGTACCAGCAATCTTATCGGTAAAATCAGTTCGAAAAGTGATTTGAACTTTCTCTTTACCAATTATTTGATTGATCACGTTTACAGAGCTTTCTTGTTTAGTGAACACATCGTGTTCTTCGATCGATTTTAGGATTTCTGCTTGCTTATTCTTAATATCTGTTGTTTGAGTTTCTAATACAGTAACTTTCGAATTAAGATTATCCAGAACAATTTTGCAATCACTCTCAACTTGATTGATTAACCGTTTTGATTCTTCAACAATCTCACTGAATCCTTTCCAATAATAATCTTCCAATTCAGGAACATCTTCATCGATAGGGCTTCGTTTAATGTCAAAAGTAAACCGGCCGGCAGTATCAAGTGATCGCGAATCAGGTAACTCAATATAAACCGAACCATCTACACGGCCAACGTACCCCAAAATATTATCTTCTAAAACAATGGAAACTATCCCCTCTAAAACATCCTCAATTACCGCATGATAAATATGGCGTCCTCGTCCATTACTTGCTGTGGTTGAATTAAATTCTAAAAGGATCGGAACGATTGTTCCTTGAGGTAAGGTCTGATTTATATGATCTTTTTTCAACTGAATGATCAGTTTAGCAGTCCCTTTGTCATGGGACCAAAAAACCACTCCAGTAGGTATAGGAGTGGTTGCTTCTGCTTGAATCACAATTATTTCTTCACTTGTTTTGAACAATTACATCACCGACCCCTTTGTTAAAATCAATCCTCTTTCGATCGTTCTAGTATTTGTTGTAGCGATATTTAAATCACTTGGGATTCTTCCGGTGCCGTTCCAAACCACTAACAGTTCGCTATTTGAAGACCCTTTAATACCAGATACATTTACCTCAGCCATCCCTACTGCGTACAAGCACATCAATTGATTAATGAAAGTTGTATCTGACCCAATAGTGGCTTTCGAACTTCCTCCAACATAAATAGATTTGTGATTGGCAATTGACTTTGTATTCTCTGCAAACTTACATTTTGCCAAACTCATGTATCCGCCTTGTTCTTGATACAGCGAATACCTCGTATTACCTATAGACGGTGCATTTCCTTGATCTATAAATTGGATCCCTCGTAATTGAAGGTACCCAGTGCAATACATAAACGACATTGACCGAACTTTAACTGGACAATCAGTTGTTGACGGATCAAGATTCGTCGTATCTTGGACCGATCTGATATAAATACCACCCGAATAAATATTTCGAAAGCGAACATCTTCAAGAAACGTACCATCTTCAACGAGGATAACGACTTGACTTGATGTGAGTAGTGGAATCGTGTTCACGGCGGCTTGGAGTGTCTTAAACGGTAACGCTTGCGACCCATCCGCTGTACTATTGTTGCCTCGCTCCGTTGAAACATAGATAGTAAGTGTACCTCCATATTCGCCGAGTATTTTATCAAGCTTTTTATTTATTTCTGAGATACTTACATTCTGATTTTCCAATTCTGATCGTGTTTCCGCCATGTCTTCATCATGCGTGAACTCCCCAGCGAGTAGTCTTCCCTGAAGTGTATCGAATTGTTGTGCTCGGTTATTTACCCGTGCGTCCACTACCTCATTTGGCGAATCACCGCCCGAATGCAGGACTAAATTGTCAATTCTCTTGTCAACGATGTCAATTTTCTGATTTTGGTCACGTGTAATACCATTCAAAATATCCACATTATCGTTGAATGTTTTTTTCCATTCTGTTGAAATCCGATTTTTAATGAGTTTTAGTAGTTCCACTAAATCACTCCTTTCCTAGCTAAGTTCGCTAGTATTGATGTCATTGTTTTTTTTGTATTTGATAATGTGATTTCAGGCGGTTTATTAGGCAATGCAGGATACGTCTTAATTCCCACTATTTGAATATAAGTTTTGATATTTAATGGTTCGTAAATAAAAGGAACATAGTCTCCTTTTTGTGGAGTAATTCGCCATTTTAAGGTTACTGAGCCACTGATTGAAGGATAATCTTGTAAATCTTTTTTTAGTCGTTCCATCATGTTCCCAGCAACCGTAAAGCGCTCATCTTCCACAGGATCCTGAATACGGATGCCCCATTTTTCTGATTCTGGGGAGGTGTAGGTGATTGGAGAAAAGTAATAACTTCCATCATCTTTTTTCTTACCAAAACCTCTAATTTGAGTTTTTAGCGCATACGTATCAATATCAAACTTCACTGAATCAGTATTGTATTTATAGCGTATTTGTTCTTGAATTTGGTTTCCAAAATCTGAACGAGAATAGAATGTCATGCGTTTATTATCGGGTACCATTACCACATCATAATCGCTCATTATTTCCTCAATTAGTTTGAGGTAATTCGCATTTCCGAAATTTTCCTGTTCTACTCTCCCGATTTTCCCTAGAGGATTTACTACTTCCCATTGAAAACCCATATCCCCGGTAGCACCGTTAAAGACATGTGTTAGTAATTCATTAATAGCTCGAGTTCCTGATATCGTATTGTATTGAAATCCATCTTGAACTGTATAGAAGATGTGCGTTGCTGTAACATTTTTAGTTATCATTGATCCTAATCCACTAAGTTCCATTGACTTAATTATGAATTCTTGACCGTTGAAAATTACCGAGCTTTCGTAATCAACTAAATCAAACGCTGTACTATTTAAATCTGTTTTAGTTACATTGAAACTGACTTCCCACGTTTCGTTTTCTTGCCAATTTTCAAAAAAAGAGTCCTTATCATATTCGACAAGGATCTCCCGTTTTGTTTTTTCATAATTTTGAATGATGATATCTGTCATCGTATCACCTACTTATACAGATAACGGAAATCCCATGAAGATTTCACGTTTGCAACATTTTGTATTTCTATCTCATTAATGCCTGGAACTAATGTAATCAAACTTAAATTTGTATCGATTCCACAATTTACACCGCTCAATTTCGGATAAACACGGTCTAGCGTGATTGTTTGCCCAAGATTTGTAGAAAACGGTGGATAATAAATAAACCGCTCGCCAGTCGTTCGATTGAATATTGTCGCATTGTCTAGCGATTCACCTTTTAACGTGATTTTCAAGTCATGCTCACGTGGATCAATCGTGAAATCTCCTGCATTGAACACTTGAAAACGACTTGCATCAAACTCATACTGATAATCTTCTGCTTCAATATTTTGAGAAAACTGCCACTCATCGTCCAACGAAAATTCAGAGAGTGTGGTTGAAAGTGATTCTGAACAGCCAGAAGGGACATCGAATGTAACTTCGATAGTTGAATAATCATTTTCTTCTTCCGTTAGTTCGAAATTTGACGGATTTACCTTAAACCGTTTTCCCGGACTTAATTCATGCGTTATATAAAATTGAAAACCAGGAAAAACAATTTGATGTAATTCTGTGATGATTAATTCTTTATCGTATTCATTTTTATAAAAAATATCGAATGTAAGAACCAATTCAAAAGGACGAAAAGAAGCATTGACTTCTCTACTTCCGTTCGTCCCCTCGAAATCTTCATATTTCACTTCGTAGATAGGCGCTTGTCTTTTTATTTCTTTGCAGATTATCTTTCCATTTTCTTGCGGATCAAACAATCTACCATTTTGGTTAAAAAGCAATTTGTAAAACAATTAGAAAGCACCTCCTGTTGTATACCCTAATTTGCTCAAATCTCCGCCTAAGAAATCATTAGCAGCTTTTCCAACCGCATCAGTAGTGATACCGTTATCTTTTGATAAGATAGCTTTTAATATCCGCATCAGTTCACTGTGCTGCCGTTGTTGTTGTTTAATTAATGTTACTAACTCTGCAGTGTTATCAGAAGAAGTCGATTGAGAGTTAGGCTGTTTATCCCCAGCCATGAATGCCAATGCTTGACCCATCAATTCGATTGCTCTCGATTTACGGGTTAGTGGAATAACCATTTCTGGTTTGTTTCCTTCGCCAGCTCTGTATAATCCATCCTTGTTGATTAGCCCGCCGTTAGCATACCAATGATTCCTCTTCCAAAAAGCCAGTGCACCATTCGCTCCGCCATAACGCTCATTCACGTAATTGCGCATCCATTTCAATTGCGTGATTGGATTAGTCCGCCAGTCGGACCCAGCAGAAGCTAGTTTGCTCGCTGGTAACGATTGGGGTAACCCGTATGCACCGCTTGAAGGGTTTACAGCTTGTGGGTTCCAGCTCGATTCATGATTAACAATATAATCGATTGCTGCATATTCCGATGGACTAAACCCCGCTTGTTTCATCCAATTTTGATGACTCCCCGTAGGTTTTGGATTCTTACCAGAAGAATTTGAACCACCTGAATAAATATCCCCCGCACCTTTTGAACCAGAAATGTGCACGTGGTCAAAATGGTCGCCATCTGGCCACGTTGCCCAACCGTCATGAATACCTGTGCCGGAATAACCAATTCTATCACGCACTCGGCCGTTGGTAATTACATACCCGACATCGCGAGGAAATTTCTCAAACGCATAATTAGCAGCTGCTGTATATCTAGGACTGCCAACCGGATAACCAGAAATATCAATCGCCTGATGTTTTCCGTGATGATAAACATCTCCCGGGCGATAACCGGAAGTCGGATACAATCCAGGGAATTTAGCCATAACCTTTTTGGCTACATCCACGAGATACGCATAAACACCGTTGAAATTCCCTTCTCCTTGGAAAATAGAACCATCAAATTCACCGGTTGAGAAGTTCTCTTCTATTTCCTTCTGCACGAATGGATAAGCGGCGCTAGTCATTAATTTAACGCCAGCTTTTGTCATGTTCTTCCACGGTTCTAGGATACTATTGTAATCGATTCTCTTATCAACTAACTTCTTAAAAACACCTTCATCATCAATCAAATCAAATATATCAAAATCATCCGTCCCATTTGCATAGTGCGGAATATCGAGTCTATTCTTCAATTTTTTAGTTAATGAAGCATTCAATACCTGCGCGCCTTTTGGGAGATTTACTAACAAATCTTTCCCTTTAGCAATAAACCCACGACCGTCTGGCATTTGTACGTATTCTTCGTGTACAGGGCCCTTTTGGTCATTGATTAGTGCTAAACCACCTGGGTGGCCGTCTGTCCCTTTTGCGTATTGTGGAACAGTCCAGTTGCCAAGTTTCTTGTCAGATTCGACTTCTTTCAGTACATAATTCACTCCACCGATAACACCATTAACACCTTTACCAATACCACCAACCATTTTGTTTGCGACACCGTTCATGGTTGCTGAGAGAGAGCCCCCCATTGAATTTAGGCCGTTAATTAGCGATTGCATCAAGAAGCGCCCAGCGTTATAGAAACCACCATTTTTAGAACGCAAGTTATTGATAGAATCATTACCCAATTGATTCACTCTGGCAATAAATGAACCATATAACGAATTCCAACCATTTAAATTGTTCTGTTGCCATGCACGACCATTGTTGTACATAGGCGTATTGTAACTCCGAAGAGTTGTCATCGCTTGGTTACAGAATGTTTTGATTAGATTGATAAATGTTCCTGTTAAACTGTTCCAACCATTCATCAAGTTTCTATTCCAAGTGACACCCTGCAAATAATTCGGATTGTTTTGGTTACTCAATTGCGTTAGATAGTCCGAAATAAATAGTGTTTCGCTTGCCATGTACTGCGGGACAATTGAATTCCAGCCGTTCATGAGATTAGTCATCCACATTGAGCCAATTGTGATGTACTGTTCGCCTTGTGCAATCAATTGGTCTGGCGTCATTGCAGATACACTTGCGGATCCTTGCACACCAGGTACAACCGATTTCTCAGTCATCGTTCCCACTGTATCGGAATCAGTGGTTTGTGGTTGCATAGTTTTAAACGTTAAAATCAGCTCATTGATTACTCGAATCAATTCAGCGATTTGTGGATTTCCTACTTCTACCGCTCCAATTCCTTCAGCGTAACGAGGAAATAGTTTTGCTGTTTGAGAAGCCTTTAAAACAGCTGAACCACGTGGTAAATCAAGCAATGTATTTCGTTCTTGTGGAATAAACGCGTGACCGTTTGGAAGTTTGACAAGCTCTTTGTACCTCGCTCCTAACTGATCATTAACAAGCGCTAATCCGCCCGGGTGATAGTTTGTACCGTTGGCGTAATTACCAGTAATACTATTTCCTTTTTGATTGAACGCTTTCTTAACTTTGTCCCAAGTATCATCAAAGAATGCAGTAAGCTTGAAACTAATAGTTTTATCCTGTAATACCGAAACTTCTTGATAAGACTTAACAACTTTTTTAACGTTTGGTGTAACGTCATCTTTAGCAGTCATCGTCTTTTCAGGAACTTGAACGCCATTATACTGATTTAATTTTTCTCTAGCGGCTTGTTCCTTGTTCAATACATCAGAATTGTTACCAGTTAACACTTTTTGTTCTGGATGATGATTTTTGTTATAATCATCAATTTCATTTTTAGCTTTTGCTGTTTTTGTCGTTACGTCATAATTATCACCGTACATTTTTTTGAGTAACGGTAACACCTGATTGTATTGCTCAATACCTTCTTTACTGGCATAAAGCTTTGTTTTCAAATCAACGTTATCAGCGAGCATATGTTTAATGTTATCGGGCATTTGAGTCCAAGCTGTGTATGATTCCGTGGAAGCAAATATTTTAGTAGTTAAATCTGTGTTGTCCGCTAACAGTTTTTTCTGATCTACAGGCAACGTATTCCACTGTTTTATTTGTTCTTGTGTTGTAAATAATTTATAAACAGCATCGGCATTATCAATTCCTAGTGCTTTTCTGTCCAGCACATACTGGTTCCACGCACCCATAGCATTGATAGTTTCATAAAGCTCTAGATTTGCTTCATCGCCATTGACCAATAACATTTTTTCGGTCAACCACAACTGATCCCATTTACCGGCTTCCCCCATAGCAATTGCAACTTCTTCTTTGGCATTAGAAGTTAGTTTAGCTTCCTTGACCATAAATTTGAGCTGATTCCAGCCATCATCAGTCTGAGCGATTTCAGTTAAAACATCAGTCATGTTTGTTTTAACTTCACCAGTCTTAGGATCAAGACTTAAAGCGTTCCATTGCATATCGGCATCGGAAGTTCCTTTTGCGAATAAGCTTAGGTCTTTAGTGGCATCTTTGACACTGCTAGACACTAATGCAGTCACTTCTTCAACGTTGTATCCGTACTTCTCCCATTTGAACCAAACCGAATCTAATGAAGATCCTGATTTTTCAGTAAGATTACCAAGAGCCGTAATCATCTCGCCAGTGTTCTTCTTATAATTCTCTTTTAAATTGTCTAACAATCTTTTTCTGACAGATGAGCTAAGAGTCTCGTTGCTTTCAATTTCTTTGCGTTGCTTGTCATAAGAGGTCTTTTCCTTATCCAAGGATTTTTCTAACGTTTTAATTCGTGTACTTACTTCTTTTTCACTCAACTTCGACAAATCATCCTGATAAGCTGTTTCGATTGCCAAGCGCTGCGACTTAGTAAAACCAGCTGCTTTTAATTGATCATCAGATAACTTAGCGTATGACGATCTAATATACTGCATTTCTTGATCAGATAATTGTCGATTATTATCAGAAGCATTTTTGTATATTCCGTTAATCTTATCAATTTGTGCTTTAACCGTTTCGGCTGTTTTCTCATCAACTTTTTTCTGTGCAGCAACAACTTGCTCATACCAAGCTTTTGTTTCTTCATCCAAAAAACTTAATTTAGTAATCTTTTCACGGCGTTTTTCTTCTTTTTCCAGAGTTCCTTCAATCGCGTCTTGAATACCTTTATTTGCCTTTTTGATTTTTTCAGCATTGGTATTGACACCGTCTTGGTACTCGTTCATATACTGAACGCCTTTTTCACGTAATTCACTAGACTTACCGATTACCTTATCTTGCGACTCAGTTACTTTCGTTCCCCATCTAGCGCCAGAAAGTTGATGTTCATCATACGCTTTTTTTCCAGCATACAACGCTAACCCGATTGCTCCGATTGCACCTACACCGATTGCTGCAGGGACAGCTAATCCAGCGATCGCTGTTCCTAAGCCAGCAACACCACTAGCTCCAGCTGCACTTGCTGAAGCTGTGCCAGCAGTAGTTACAGAAGTAGCAAAACTTGCCATTGCTTTTTTCTCGGCGGCTTTAGCAGCCAATTCAACTAACCCGCCGGTTAATTTCCCAATTGCAGTCTGTGTTTTACCAATCACAGTGACGCCAGTTCCAAATAATTTCAACGCCGGACCTGCGGCAGCTGCCATTAATCCCCACTTAATAATATTTTTCTGCGTAGCATCGTCCATTTCAGAAAATTTATTAATCATCTGAGTGGCTTTTTCTAACAAAGGCGTAAACGCTGGTAATAATTTTTCTCCAACGGTAATTGCTAATACATTCAGTGATTCCTTAAATCTGGCCGCTTTATTTGCCGGCAAATCATTCATTGACTTAGCGATTTCTTTAGTGGCGCCATTTGCGTTGTAAGTTTCTTTAGTTAACCCTTTTAACGCGTCACCGCCTTGCCCAACTAATACGTTCATCGCTGATTGAGATTCGGTACCAAACGCCAATGCAATCGCAGAAGTACGTTGTGCATCCGTCCAACCTTCAGTGTTTTGTTTAATCTTATTCAGCATGTCTGGAAGAGTTAACGTACCATTTTTAAACTCATCTACAGAAATACCTAGTTTTTCAAATCCGGCAATGTTTTGTTTTGATGGCTTCAATAAACGAGTTAATGCACCACGTAATGCGGTCCCAGCTTTTTCTCCGCCGATACCAGCATCACTTAGCAGACCAATTGCAGAAGCAGTTTCTTCTACATCCATGCCTAAGCTATTCGCTACTGGTCCCACATACCCCATCGCTAGTCCTAAATCTGAGAAACCAGCAGAAGTTGCATTAGCCACATAAGTCAACGCATCCGTCACACGTGTTGCGTTCTTAACAGTACTATTATAATCTTTGCCTTTTAAATTAAACTGACTGATTACCTCAGTAGTTACATTCATTACATCGTTGAAGTCATCCCCGGACGCTTTGGTAGCATCTAAAATAGAAGGCATTACACCAAGCGTTTGATTCGCGTCATAACCCTTACGAACAACTTCTGACAAACCATTATTGATTTCAGTGGTAGAAACACCGTATTGCTTTGCCCATTTTTTCGAGCTATCGGACATTTGATCTAACTGATTGCGATATTCTGCGGTTAGTTTTCCACCGTTTGTTAGCAGTGGGCCAATTCCACCAATTTGAGTTTGAAAATCAGCGGCTTTTTTAGTTGCGGCACCAAAACCAGCAGCGATCGGCGCTGTAACAGACATGGTCAATGTGCTTCCTATGCTAGACATTTTTTTACCGAAAGATTCAATTTTCTTACCCGATTTAATCCACTGATCAGATTGTGCTTTGAGTTTGCCAGTAAAGCCTTCTGTTTCGACTTTCATACGAGCCATTTGGCCCGTCGTTGTTTTCATCTGTGCTGTAAAACTAGCAGAACGCGCTCGTGCTTGGTTCAATTCGTTTGCATATTTTGTCGTGGAAGCAGTTGCTTTCCCGTTTTCGTCAAAGCTATCCTTATAAGCTTTTGTTAGCTTTTCGATATGTTTTTCGTTCGCTTGGACTACGTTGCCTAAGCCGTCATATTTCGCTTTTAAAGCGCCTAGTTTATCACCAGACGAATTCATGACTTGCATTTGCGATTTCATTGCTTTCATCTGATGATTGACCGCGTTTTTAGCGCCTTGCAACCCTTTAGAAAAGGCAGAACTATTCAAATCCAACTTGATAATCATATTCCCAAGCGGTTTTCCATTTGCCATAATTTTCCTCCTTTCCTAAATTGATTTAACGAAGTCTTTCAAATCGACCTCTTTTGATTTTTCTTTCTTAGGTTCCGAACAGACAATTTGAATGAGAGCTTCAAAGTCAGCTTCTTCGATATCTTCCAACGTCCAACCGTTTTCAATTAATTGCCTGCAAAGATTAGAATAATTTTCTTCTGCTTCTTCAGGGCTTACTTTTTTTCATCAGTGGAATCGTCTTCCTTGATTCCTAAAATATCCATATAGACTTTGTTTAAAGCGTTGAATAATTCATCGCTTTCAATCCCGTCTAAAATTGTGTCTTCTGTAACTTTTTTATCATTAAAGACTTCCACAGCTAATTCAATCAAAGCGTCTAACTGCGTACCCATGTCTGCGTCTTTTGCATACATTTTCCGACTGCATTGGATAGCTTTACGGACCGCACGACCTTTGACTTTCATTTTTTCGTGGACTACTTTTTCGCCTTTTGCATTTTCTAACTCAAGTCTTACTTTCGCCATCTATAATTTCCTCCTAAAATTTACAAAATAAAAAAGAGGACTGGTTTAGTCCTCTCTGTTTTAGCCTCCAACTACAGCTGTCGGGAATACTAATGCTTTCAATGCAGTGATTTTAGATTCATCATCGCCAATGAATTTCACTAGTGATTGTCCTTTAGCTTCACCTTCTGCATCATTTGCGATTGCAGAAAATACATATTCTTCTGCCTCAGGCTCAAAGGCATCGTTAGTTGTTGTATTTAAGTTGATCGATTCACGGCTAAATTTGCCTTTAAACAAAGCAAGCATAGCAGTTTCACCACTTAAATCTTCTGATTCCATTAGTACGGCACAATACGGTGGTTCAGTGTCTTCACCTAAGAAGCTAAATCCATTGGTATCGTCGACTTTATATCCCAAAATCTTATCATTTGCGCCATCAGGTAAATCTAGTAAGCCAAAGTTTGCTGAGATATCGCCCGTACCTTTTTGAGAAATGTAATAAGGAACATTTGAACCGTACACTTTAGATGGTTCTTTAGACAAACCACTGATTTCAGCTGATACAGTCGCTCCTTTGTCTTGTTTTCCTTCAATTACGATTAGATTTTCTGCTGGAATTTTCCCGTTTTCATCGAAAACCCCGATTGTCATTTTTTTAAATCCTACTGGTGTCAATATAATCACTCTCTTTCTTAATTTTTGACAACAAAAAAAGACACGATTTTTCGTGTCTTGATTCCTGTTATTCTGTTTTAATATTGTGTATCGTAAATTCGTGTATTCCCGTCATAACGACGCGCGTCGACGAACCGTTTTGTTTCCGGAAAATACTCGTCTAATCCTTGCCCCGATACTTGGCCAAAGCCTAAGTTTTTCATTTCTTTTTTAATCTCGTATTGAATTTGTTTCGAAGTCGCTCGATATTTTGATTCCACATCAATTTGGATTAAATGCTCAATCGAAAGCTCTTGATCACTACCGTGATAGGCCTCATTCGGTACATCAACGGGCCGAAGTGTGATAAATGCACCTGATTTATCAGCTGTTTCAGGTTGCTCATAAAACTTAATTCGATATTCTTGCGAATCGCTGTTATAAGTCATTTCGTGGATGTAGGCATTCGAAATTAACGCCTCGTAAATAATCATTAATATGTCTTTCATAGGCTTTTCTTAACCTCCATTTCCACGGTAGACAAATAAACTGGTTCAGAATTTTTCAATGATTTCGTGATAACCCCGAACCCACGTGGCTTAATCTGACGTCCGTTTCTTGTATAGCCCCATTCGTTTAAATGGATTAATCGATAACGTTGATGTGGACCATTCCAACCGATTTCTGCTTCAGTATTGTAATTTTTATACGTCGCATTTTTACGAACAACTTCATCAATCGTGTATCCTTGATCTTTAAAAACGAGCATGTCAGACTGTAGACGTTTCTCGACTTTCTCAGCGCCGGTATTGATTGCTTTGCGAGCAATCGATCGGACTTTTTTATCACCAAGTCTTTTTTCCATTGCTTTTAACGTTTCGTTTACGCCTTTAACTTCTACGCTATTCATCGGCATACACCGCCAAAAGAATCGTAACGAAACGATTATCCGTAAAATCATTTCGAACATCAGCAATATTCCACCTGATTCCGCTATAGCGCCTGTCTAAAATCTCCACATAATGTTTATTAGAGACTAAATAGTCTTCTTGCGGATCTCGGATAGTAATTGTAACCGCCTGCTTAGTCGTTTTAGAGTTTAAAATCTCTAAATCTTTCATCGACGGATTATATATTTCAGCAAAGCAGTTAAAAATAATCTGTTTTTCTTCTTCACCAGGCATCGGCCCTGGTTTTGGCTTATAGCTAAAAAATTCAACTGGCGTTCTCATCGCACCATTATTAACTTTAGGCTTCTGATACTCAAACGTTGGTTTCTTCATCGCTAACGTCCTCCTCCACATAATTCGAGAGAGAGACGGCCATTAATTCGGACAAAAAATTTTCATTAAAAAATTCGAGAGAATCATTGTAAACGTATCTGCTACGCTCAATGATTAATTCTCGAATTTCTGGCTTAGTAATATCTTCACTTCCGCACCAACGCTTTATTGCCGCAGTTGAACTCTCAAGAATATTTTCTAAATTGTCATCATCTGCATTGTGGAAGATACGCATACGCGATTTAAAATCCTTTAATAATTGTTCCATAGGCTCCACCGCCTAATCTTTTTTCTGAATAAAGCCACTACCAAGATTTTTTTCAATCTCCTTAGCACGCTTCACAAGTAAATCGATTTCCTGACCTTTTTCGTAAAGTTCTTTGGTGTATTTATCCCTAAAACTTTTAAGGATTGTGTACTTCATCTTCTCACTACCCTTCCGGAGTAGGGTCGACAGGCGTTTCATTCACTTTTAATCCCCAAACAGCCGCCGTTTTATCATCTTTTGCTTTTCCATAAGCAAATTGTTTAGCAGTATACAAATCCATATCTTCGATTGCTAACGTTTGATCGTATTTGCGCAATGTGATTCCTCCGCCGATATAAGCATCGTAACGTCCGCTAACGAAAGTAACGACTTTTTCGGAAACTTGTGCCAAAGATTCAACGATTTTAAGATTATAAGGGAGAGCGGTTACGTATACGCCTTGCGCATTTAAAGAAGTGTATTGGCGTTTAACATCCCAAACGTCAGCAGGGTTAACAACCATGACTACTTTGCCATCAACAGCAACAGCACGACCTTTTTCGTCAGTGGAATGGTGTTTGTATACGTTCGTTAATTCTTTGACTGTAGTAGCAGAATCAGCAAAAGTTAAATCACCAATTGAAGTTTTTTCGGGATATACTCCGCCAGTGATAGCCACGCCAGCTTGTACTTGACGATTTAAGCCGATTGGCTTGCCGTTTCCGTCTCCTGCTAAGAACGCCGCTTCTAAAGCAACTGCAAAAGCTTCATCGATTTGAGTAGATACAAAAGATTCGATCCAAGCAGGGCCAAAGTCTTTCAAATCTTTCGGAATTACAACGAACGCCGTTAATTTATTTTGAATAGCTTCTTCTTCACTAAATGCTGCATCTAATTGGCCTTTTATCTCGCCGTAGATATTTCCCCACACAGCGACTCCGCTTGTTTCAGACTTCAAGAATTTTAAGCGTAATCCAGCATTCACCATGCCAATTTCTGCTAATAGCGGATGAGCAGTAGTTAAGTTTTCAAAAATGCGATCGATTGTTTCTTGCGGAAGTAATTTTTCTTCCTTGTAGCCAACGTCAGTGGTAACTGCATTAAAGAATTTCCGTTCTCGTGCAGAAAGTTTAGCGTCTGCCGGATTAGCAGCAATCAGCCCTTCTGCTTCAGCACGTGCTTGTTTTTTTGCTTCGTTTAACAATTCATCAAGCATCGCTCCATATAGTTCATTTTGTTTTTCAGCAGGCTCATTATTGTTAACCGCCGCTAAAAAGTTGTCACGAATCGTTTTGAATTCGTTGGATAATTTCATAGTCATTCAGTATGACCTCCTTATTTTTTTGTATTAAAAAAGGAATCGTTTAAAACCAGCGTTTTCTGGTTCTTTCGATTCCGTTTCTTTGGTATTTAATTTTTCAGATACTTTGTTTGCTAACTCGTCTAAATCAAATTGAGGTTTTAACTTTTCAGCCAATTTTGCAATCGCATCTGGTGGGATAACCGGTGACAAGCTCGCAACTAGCAACGGCGCCTCATTGTTTTCAAACATGACTTTATCAGCAAAACCGTTTTCTACTGCTTGTTCAGCGGTAAGCCACGTTTCATGATTCATCAATTCCAGCAATTCAGCTTCTTCAATGCCCGTTTTTGCAATATAAGCATTCGCGATTGATGAGTTATAATTTTTCAATACTTCTGCTTCGTGAGCTAACGTTCGATGATCGCCAGCAGCAGCGCTTGAAACATTATGAATCATAATTTGAGCAGTCGGACTGATTTCAATTGTGTTTCCAGCCATTGCAATCACGCTTGCGGCGCTTGCAGCAATACCTACGATTTTCACAGTCACGTCACCTTGATAAGCCCGCAAAGCTGTGTAAATCTCACTACCTGCATATACGTCACCACCTCCCGAATTAATCACGACCTCTAGCGGTTCGTTGTTTTCAGGCAATAAAATATCTTTCGGTGATGTGCTGTCCATTTCAAATAAATCGTAAATCCATTTTTGATTATTCGAGATAATCGTTCCTTTAATTTCCAGTTTCGTCATTTACTTCCTCCCCTCCTTTCGCTTTCTTATAATTTTTGGTGATATAGAATTCATCTCCGCCTTCGATACTTTCATAATCGACTTCTTCGCGAATTTCATTTCGATTGAATCCGCCGCTTGAAATTAACTTGTCTACTGCATCTGCCAAATCGAAGATATCCTTCTTATCAACGCCTACGACTTTAACTTCTGTTCCGCTCACGTACTCAGATTTGCTGATAGTCTTGGCGTTTAGCTCGTCTTCAATTTTTTTGTTCAACGATTTCACACAATATTTATTAAGCACTTTCTGGGCGCTCTCTAAATCAGCCAGTTCGCCGTGCAAAATTGTTGAAGGTATTCCTAAAATATCTGCCACTTCATCGACAAACTGCCGTTTCAATTTCTTGAGTTCGTCAATCGATTGATTAGTTTCGCCAACTGTATTCGTGAGTTCGTTATACTCCAGCCCTTGTTGCATTGGAATAATAGCAACTGAGTCTTTTCGAAATTTTTCGTACAGTTTATCAATATACGATTGAGCTTTCTTTTGTAATTTGTCATCAAAGCCTCGGCCTTCTTTGCCTCCGACCGTCGCTCTAATCTGATGATTTCGCATAGCTACTTCAACCATTCGGTTGTAGAGAGAAGCGTAATCTTCGTACAATCCACGAACATATCTATTCAAGTCGTTGTTGTTGTATTGTAAAAAAATGACTTCACTCATCGGAAACTTTCGTTTGAACTCGTAGCCTTTCATCCACACACTTTCAAAAACATCGTCATACAACGCATATTCTTTTCGAACGTAGCTTTCAGCAATCAACAATTGATCATCGTCAGAAAGTACGATCAATACTTCGTTTTCAGTGATTAGCTTGTAAACGACTTGTTGCCAAAACGAAGAAGCTGATTGATCCAGATTCGGGCGTACATTTAATAAATACGTCCACTCGTTCGTGATCGGCTGTCCGTTTTTCCGAATTCGAAACTCTGACCGGCTGAATATTCGTGCTATAAATTCTGCACAGGTATCGATTGCTAAATGCTTCAAATACAGCGTGTTGTATTCGTCAATCAACGTGTCAAAGTCGTAGCTTAATTCAATCTCTGAATTTTTTTTGAAAATATCAAAAAACGATTGAAACACTCCCAATAGTCACACACCTCCCTTCACTGCCTTAAAAATCCCAGTCCTCCATCAAATCAAAGAAGCCTTCTAAATCAACGTCTTCGATTTCTTCTCTTTTATATAAAGCAGCTAAAAAGGCGTGGAAGCCATCTGTTTTCCGCCGGACTGGTTCTTTTTTCAAAAATGTTTTGTTTCCTGATTTATCAACTTTGGCGTAGCTATTATTCGTGTACCATCGCATTGATGGATCATCACCAAAAATAAATTTTTCGTTAGCAAACCCGTCTTCGATGATTGGAGCAACTTTGGATTGGACTCCTCGAATATTCCGAATGAATTCATAGTTGTAACCTTCTTTTTCCAATAGCGGTTGCAGCAGGTCCATTCGATAACCATCGGCGCACACCATTTCAATCTGATACAATTCACGTTTTTCATTCAACCAATCAATTAGTAGTTGAGGAGAAATTGAAGGAGCATCCACGATTGTGAATATTCCTTTATCTGCCCATTCTTTGATTGGTGCTTTGATTTTAAAAGTGTCTAAGAATTCTTTTCTGGCAAAGCTGTGTTGTATCCAGATAAATTTCTCATCTTGTTTAAAGAGCAGCCCAACACTGGCGAAATCTCGAATTTCCGCATAGTCAAAGCCGGCGACACACGATTTTCCTTTTAAATCACCAATCGGCTGATTAGTAGCTAGTAATTTTTCGTGCGTAGTAATATCTGATTCCATATCGCCTTCGGTAAAATTCATCCGTTTGACGACAAACTCCCGGCGACCAGACGGCTCTTCTTCTAACTTTAGGTATTCGTCCATAACAGTTTGATACAAGCGTTTGGCGTAAGGAGAATCTTCTTCGAACATCGGATTCGCTTTAGACCATAATTCCGGTTTTTCCATCTCTTCGATCGTGTCGAGTTTACAAATAAATGGAAACAAACGGTCGTTCTTATTTTCACCAGTGAATATTTTCTGTGCGCGTTCTAACATTCGGTCATAGAAACCTTCACGCACATGGCCATTCGTTCCGTTGTAAAATGTCCGTGGATGTTGAATCTTACCTAGCCCGCTCCGTTGAATGTCCACGATATCCGAGTTCTCGAACATGTGAATTTCATCGAATTCTAAACAGCCATCCCGAGCACTATCCATCGTTTTCGGGTTGTTGGTCCGATAACTAAAAATGGAATTCGTTACTCGATTGGTGATTGCCATTTTCGTTAAATAAAACTGCTGTTCTAAACGTTTCGCCTGAACAGTTTCATAGACTTCTTTAAAACTAACTTTCCCTTGTTTTTCCGAATTGGCAGTAATAGTCACATCGTAATTTCGCACACCATAGAGCGGGGAAATAAAGAACGAATCTCGTGCAGACATGAAACCATTCTTGCCACCCCCGCGCGCGATAGAGTTCAAAATTTCATTAAAAAACACCTCGTCATCTTCTTTTTTGTAAAGAAAAATGAAAGGTGTAATAAATTTCTGATATTTAGCTAACGGAAAAAAATTTTTCTCGGCATAACGAATAAATTTGTGAATCATCTCATCGTCAAAATACAAATCATCTCTCGGAAGGACTTCCTTTTTGAGATACTCGACTAATTGAATACGTTCTTTATTGAATGGGATTACTCCGCGTTCGTAGAGATCTACGTATTCATCAAAAAAATAAGGTTGTAGCAACGTCATAATAGATCACTGCCATCTAACGCAGCAGAAGCAGCCGCATCTCGTTTTTCTTCTGGCAAATAATCTGTCAACTGTTTTATAATCCGCTGATAAGATTGATCACGCGCGTTGTATTGTTTTGCCACCGGCCGCTCTCGTTCGTAAGGAATCTGATTTTCTGACTGAGAGAATAATTCATAATCTCCTTTTTCAGAAATATCAATCCACATTTCGTCTAGTAATATTTTTAATCGTGCCGCTTGAGTCACCAGACCCGATACAACTTTTTTCTTATCGTCAGCCAAATCAAAAAACAATTCATTCAATCGTTTTTCCTCAGCAGCTACTTTTTCATTTCTGATTTTTAAATCCGCCATCCAATCACTTCCTTTCTTACGGGAGGGGGTTATGCGCATATCGCTAATAGATTTGCGGAGTTGACAGATCGGAAGAGCGTCGTGTA